ATCATAAGTAGCGTACTGCAGACCGAACAAAGCGTTCAGACCGGGGAGCAACTCTTTAAGCAGTTGTGCGCGTGAAATAGCCATGGTAAGTTACTCCTTAAGCAACGTAGTAACGGTGTGCGCCAAAGTTCAGTTTTACCAGAACTTCAGGAGCTTGAACCAATGCAACAGTACCAGCCACTGTAGCTGTAGAAGCCACAACTGTCAGGGTAGTGCTACCAGTAGTCGTAACAGTCGTAGCGGCTGTTAATGACGAACCAGTAAATTGCAATTGACCATTCACCAAATTAAAGACATCCGTACCGATAGGCAAAACTTGCCCAACAGTAAGACCCGAAACAACTAACGAAGTGGTACCAGTACCAGAAACGTAAGTAGCTGAAGTGCTAATTTCTGTATCAGGGACTAAACCCAAGACACGGAAACCACCACCAGATGTATTGGCGGTAGCCGCTACAACTGCGCCAGCACCGTTACCGGTAGAGGCAGAACCAGTCAAAGTGTTACAGGCCATGTTCTGACCAACCAAGATGGAAGATGCAGAAGCAATAGTTGTAGAACCCGCAGCAGCTGTAACAGCGCAACGGAACACTTGGTCAGGATCATCAGCAACAATCGCAGTAATATCACCAGCAAGCACGTTGCCGGGATAGTACTGAGCAAACTGGCGCTGCTTAGTAGTGGGGTTTGTGTAGTAGCAACCCAAGAACACACCAGTAGTTGTATTGGTTGTGCTCACAGGAACTGTTGCAATTACAGTGTATCCACTAGATGTAGTGACAAAGTCACCATAGTAAATAGCGGTGCCATAGTTGTACTGGATGGGGTAATCCCGTGTTGATCCAGCAAAAACTTGACCGCCAATCAGGCTTACGGGTTTAAAACCGTATGGTGCCGAGACAGTAGGGTATGCCATTTAAGACTCCTAAAAAATTAAGTACCTTTGCCAAAGCTAGACGAGGATTTATTCTCTCTAAAGAGAGGCATCCGCGCATCACTTTGACGCATTAGATTGTTGTCTACAGCTTCAGTTTGAGATTGCGTCAACTTAGAAAAGTGTGCATTTCGTTGATCAACAAACTCTTTTGGAGTTTTGCAAAGTAACAACCCGCCAATTTCAACATTGTCTTTGTATCGACTTGCTGGATCGGCTAACAGTCTAAATTTTGGCTGCTCTTCTAAAGTAACTGGCTCCCAGCCTTCACGCAATTTGCTTGAAAGGTTACGAGGGTCAGCTGCATTCAAATTAGCAACACGAATCCAACGATAAGCGTAGTCCGGGTGCTTGTCTGGTTCAGGTAGAAGTTCAGCTTGCTGCCACTGTTTAGGACGTTCAGCCATCAATCTATCTTCAAGTTCACGCGGTTTTCTGTTTTCAGCCATTATTGGCCTCCATTTCGAGTTTCGCCTTGGCATATTGCTCGGGCGTTAAATTTAGTTTCTTGGCCAGACTCATTTCAGATGGATTCAAACGAACCCTCTTAGGAGCAGTTGACCTTGTAGCCGGTGCTACCACCGAACTTCTGCGAGCGGCTGGGCGCTCATTTTGTTCCGCTTCTTCCTCAAATTTCTCTGGGAACCGCCTACGGATAGTGGCGTCAATCTTACGATAATACTCTTGTGATGAAACCTGAACACCTTCACGCTTGAGCCTTTCATGGAGGCCTAGAGCCAAGCTGGTCATCTCTTCATCTTCTCCGAACCACGGATTTTCCTGTTGCCATGCTTGCGCGCTGGGGTCAGGACGGAACTGTGGTACCGGCTGTGGTTGCATTTGTACAGGAGTTTCTTCCTCTTGTAAAGGCTGTGGACGAAAATTCTTTACTTTTTCCGCTTTAAGCGTTGCTTGAGTCAGCTTTTCCTGTGCTTCCATCACTTTATCAGTGTCGCCAGAGTCATAGGCTTCACGATAAGCGCGCTTGGCCGCATCCATCTCCATAGCCACAGCCTTCTGAACTGTAGCTAATACGTTCTTCTCGCTGTTATTCAGGTTGGACTTAAGACGCTGGTTCTCTTGCATCATCTTCTGAGCAAAAGTAATAGCCTCTTGTTGCTCCCTTAAAGCGTTCTCTTTCTCACGGCGTTCTTCGTGAGCCAGTCGCTTCATCTGAATGAGCTTCTTCTTAACTTTGGTAGAGTAGTCCTCTAGCTCATCATTATAGAGTTCCTCTTTGACCTTCTCTTCCATCGGAGGCTTGTTGCGGTCCTCCGCAGGGGTGTTGTCTTCTACGTCAATGATGATCTGTTCATCAGTTTGATCGTCTTCTGTGGTGACTTTTACGTCATCCTGTTCATCGGGAAATTTAAATGTGCTCATGTCGCTCCTTATTTGCGGCGTATGCCACGTGGATCGTCTACTACGCCCTCGACAGAATCGTCATTGATCACACGGAATTCCTTGCCGTGAATGACCAGTCGCGTTCCTGAGTTGGGTCTAATCAAGATAAAGTCACCCTTTTTGCAGTACGGGCCAGTTGGGAATCGGCTTGCGTCTTTGTAGCAATCTGGGCCCATGTCTACTACAAACAACACAGTAGTCAGGGTTTCCTCAATCATGAGAGTTTCTTCCGCTTTTACGAGTCCGGAGTCTCCGTATTCTTTTTCCATATCGGGTATGGCACAAAGAATTCTGTAACCAGATGGGCGGGGAAGTTGTTTAGCCTTCTCCTCTGGTTTTGTGTTCAAGATCTTGGATAAATCCACGGCCTTGGTTATATCGAGATTCGAAATCTCACTCGTCATCGTCATCGTGATGGACTCTTTCTTGTAGGTCTATGATGTATAAACGTGCAGTGAGTAGACCTTTAACCTCTCCACACATTCTCTTGTACTCCGCATAGTCTTCAGCCTTGCCATCGGCTATTGACATTTGGAGTTGGGATACTTTGTCATCTATCTTTGAAGCTAGAAGTTTTAAATACTTGTCGATCATTTTTTATTCCTCATGAGTTCAGCCAGCATCTTGTTCTTTTCTGCTTCGGCGTCTTGAGCCAGCTCCTGCTGATCTTTCTGCACAGTAGCTTGGATCCGCGCCATATCAATATCTCTTTGAGTAGCGATACGTTCACGTTCAATCTGTTGCTGTGACTGCTTGAGCTGGGCGTCAGTTGCATCCTTCTGCATCTTGCGCTGGGCGTCTTGAGTCTTGATTTGTAACTCTTGCTGTTGCATCTGAATCAACGGATCTTGTTGCATAGCCGCCGCCTGCTGTTGCTGGGCTTGAGCAGTATTGGCCTGCAACAACTGAGCGCTTGCCTGTGCAACCAACTGAGACAGCTGCACTTCCACATCTTCTGGCAACTTCTCCTCTGGACCGGGCATAGGTACACCCATTTGCTTCTCTATCAACTGGCGATAGTGGAAACCTAAGTGTTCGGCAATGTGGGCCTGCAAAGCCGCCATGATCTGGTTGGCCATTGGGTTCTGACCTATGGTCTTCATGATCAATGGATCTTGCATGAACGTCTGGTGAACAGCAATGTGGGCTTGTTGATCTTGGTAGATAAACGCTTTCATTGGTTCGCCTTTCAATGCGGCCATGTTCTCGCTGATCGGATCTTTTGGTGTCTCATCATCAGGCAACGGCACCAGCTTCTGGGCGTTCTTAATCCCTAAGACATCAAGCATCTGTCTATGTAACTGTGGTAAGTCGTAGATCTGAGGAGCTTGTTGGGACAGCTGAATCACCGCTTGATACTGAACAATCTTCTGCGCCATCGTGGCCGCATTGGGATCACTCACAGGTATCACATCAACTAAGTCATAGTCAGACTGTTTGGCTTTGCGGGATCCTTCTTCTGGTTGGTAAGAGTACTCAGGCGGTGTGTAGTCGCGGATGATGTCTCTTAGGAGAGCCAGCTCTTGCTTGAACGAATAATGAATGCGCGCCTGAACGGCAGTCATCACCTTAAGCTGGCGCTCAAGGATAGCCAACGTGGTGCCAACGGGAGAGTTGGCAGACATATCGGCAACTTGGATGTCAGCAGCCGAGGCAAACTTGCGGCCTTCTTCAACAATCTTATCTAACAACCCAGCCAACACTTGTGACGGCTCTTTATAGGGCAGAGCCATGATGTTCTCTGCAATAGTTCCGCTTGGTACGTCAACATCGCGCCACTCAGCTGGGCCGATTGGGGTATCGTCACCTTTAACTCGCAAGCCACGGGTCTTAAAGCCGCCGGGTAGGTTGGCCAGAGTACCAGCGTCTACTAATTGACGCAAGATTGACGTGCCAGACTTGGCAAATGCGCCGACTAAGTGAATCAGGCCAAAACAGTAGAAACCAAAGCCCGGCACATAACCATAGTGAACGTAATGCTGGCGCTTGGTGTGTAACTTATCGCCTTGCTTCCAGTTTCTGCGGATAGCCAAGCACTTCATGCTTCCATATTCAACGGTGACAATATAAGGCAGGGCAATTCCTGTAGGTTCGCCGTCTTTATCCGTGTGCTCGTAGCCTTCAAGGTCAAGCTCCACGTTCATCTCAAGAATTTTGTAGCGGTCATCCGACAAAGCGCGGAATCCCATCTTCTCGGCAATCTTTTTCTCTACTTCGTCCAGATTATTGTTGGGTTCGCCCAAATCAATATCGGCATAGAAGCCAGCAACCTGTAATTTACGCAGTTCGTTCTCTGTTTTACGCATAACGTGCGTAACGCGGGGAGATGTTTGGATGTCTGACGCACCATAAGGGACAACAAGATCTTCAGCCGGTACAAAAATAGACGTCTGGCGGTCAAAGCTAGGATCAAAGTAGACTTTCTTAAAGGCGTTACCTGAAAGGCCTAGTCCCCAGACCATTCTTTCGTGCTCTGGACGGAACTCCGTCATCACATCGGTCAGTTGATAGTTCATATCATCTTGAACACGGGTGGCAGCGTCCTTTTTCTCGGGGGTTTCTTTGCCAATGATCTGGGTTTTGACCGGACCAGCGGCGGGAAACGTGCTCATCATGATCTCAGCTTGGAATTTAACCAGAGCTTCTGACAAAAGTGGGTGGTAGACACCGCAAGCACCAATCCAAGGGTCGGCGCGCTCTTCAATCTTCATCCCTAAGAGCTCTAAACCGTCTACATAGGTCTGCATCCAGTCTTTGCGGGAGTTGACGTCATCGTCATAGTCACCAATTAGGTCAGTCACAATCCCAGTGACTACTCCACTGTCCAAATAGTCCACTAAGTTGGCGTCAAAGTCATCCTCTTCACCGCCTTCAATCTTAATTTCCATCCCATCAATGTTAATTGTCACCTCTTCAGGGTCAACAATTTCAATTTCGATGCCACCATCGTCTTCTGATTCGGGCATTAGGGCTTCTAAACCCTCTGGTGCGGCGTAAAGTGATTTTTCAATGGACATATGTATCCTTAATAGTAAGAAACTTTGCGTCTAAACGAGCGAACTTCGTCTTCTTCGTCTGTCTGCAAGCGTATAAACCCGCCTTTTCTGAACCTTATCAGAGCCTGCGTAGAGGAGTCAACTAAGTCATCGTGGTCTGAGTTGGGGAACGCCGCCATCTCTTCCATCAACTCATCAGCCCAGCGCGTAGCTGGTGCCCAAACCTTACCACTGGCAAACAAATCAGATACAGAATTGATCCTGACCATCTTATCATTACCCCTTGACGGCGTAAACTCTTGCACAGGTATCCCCATTGCCCGAAGTTCATAGATCAACGGCGCTCCGGAAGCCTTGGCCTCAACGATAAAAGCATCTGGCTCCCACTCTTTATAGTGGTTAAAGGCTTTTTCCTTTAACTCTGGGAACTCCATCCGTTTCTTAAACGCATCGAGCAAAATAATATTTGCATCGTTCTGGTTCTCATTCAAATAGAAAACCCCCCAAGTCGTACAAGCGGAATAGTCAGAGCGTTCATTTTTTGTAAACGCCGTATCCCAAGACTGGATCACAAACTCACACTTAGGCGGGTCTTCGTGCGTCCACTCTTTCCACCACTCCCGCTTAACAATCGCGCCTTGCTCAGAGGTAGGGCTTTGTTGGTACTGGGCGTTCCACTTAGATGCAGGCAGTTCAGACTGTAGGGCATGGAGTTCTTCTAGGCTCCAGAACTCTGGCCATAGTGGGTTTCCACTTGGGAGA